GAAGGTGACACAGTCGAATAAGAAGAAAGAGGAAGCACGTTTTCATTATAAGGAGGTCCAGAAAGAGGCGCGGCGGGTTAATGCGTTTGAACGTCCACCGCAGAAGCCGCCTACGGACACTTGGGTTACCGCGAGGCTTTAAGTGTCAAAAGTCTCAGCAATACAGAACAATTTCAACGGTGGGGAAATTTCATCTCTCTTGTATGGTCGGCCTGACGTTGACCGCTACAAGACGGGCCTGAAGACCTGTTTAAACTTCATCCCTCTGGTGCAGGGTCCGGTTGAACGCCGTCCCGGTACAGTCTTCATCAAGGAAGTTAAAACAAGTTCTCTATCCACTAGGATTGTACGTTTTGAGTTTTCGACCACTCAGGCGTATATCCTTGAATTTGGGCATCTCTACGCTCGATTTTATAAAGATAACGGGGCGATTCGTTCATCCACCTCCACCATTTCAGCCGCGACAAAAGCCAATCCTTGTGTTGTAACAGACACAGGTCACGGCTATTCAAACGGCGCGGAGATTTTCATAACTGCTGTTGTTGGGATGACGGAGTTGAACGACAAGTATTATCTTGTCGCTAGTAAGACCACCAACACCTACGAACTGACGAACATCGACGGGACCAACATCAATAGTTCTTCTTTTACCACCTATTCGTCCGCTGGTACGTCCGCGCAAACGATTGAGTTAGCCACCACCTACACCACGGCGTCCCTGTTTCAGTTGAAATTTGCACAGAGCGCAGACATCCTTTATGTGACGCACCCTGATTTCGAGCCGCGTAAGATTTCGCGCTCTGCGGATACCGTCTGGACGATCACCGACATTACCTTCGCCGATGGCCCGTATTTACGGACGAACACCGAAACGACAACAATGGGGCTTTCAGGAACTACCGGGTCCGTCACTGTCACTTCCGCTGACCCCACCACTTCCACGATTTCAGGCGCGACCCAGGCCGACCCGTGTGTCGTTACAGACACCGGGCATGGCTACAGTAGCGGCGATACGATTTTCATAGCAGCCGTTGTTGGTATGACGGAATTGAACGATATATTTTACCATGTCACGGTCATAGACGCTAATAGCTACAGCTTACAAAATACGTCTGACGTTGATATTGATAGCACTGGTTTCACCTCGTATGGGTCCGCTGGTACGTCCGCACAACACACCAAAGGTATCAACGATCAAGACGGGTTCAAGTCCACCGATGTCGGGCGGCTCATCCGCTGGCAAGACCCCGCTTCAGAGTGGACGTATCTGACGATCACGGCGGTTACGAACGCGAAGACTTGCACCGCTTTTATAGACGGCCCTGATGCGTCCGCTACCACCGCTACGGCAGACTGGCGGCTTGGGGCTTGGTCAGACAGCACCAGCTACCCCGGCGCGGTTACGTTCCACCAGAATAGGCTTTGTTTTGCTGGTGGGACAAGTGAGCCGCAACGTGTGGACATGAGCCGCACGGGTGACTTTGAGAATTTCGCGCCCACGGACGTTGACGCCACGGTGGTTGACGATCACGCCATTACGAACAATCTATCCGCTGACACCGTCAACGCTATCCAATGGATTGCAGACGATGAGAAAGGTCTGTTGATTGGGACCGTAGGCGGCGAGTGGGTCTTGCGCCCGTCTGACACAGGCGGCGTCACCACCCCCGCCAACGTCCAGAGTAAGCGGTCATCTGCCTACGGTAGCGCCAACATCCAACCCATGCGGGCTGGGCGCGCCATCCTGTTCGTTCAGCGGGCGTTGCGTAAGGTCCGCGAACTAGCCTACGTCTTTGAGGATGACGGTTTCAGAGCGCCCGACCTGACGCTGGTGTCCGAACATATTAGCCGTTCTGGTATCGTGGAAATGACGTACCAGACAGAGCCTCAGAGCCTTCTATGGTGTACCCTGACGGACGGTACGTTGATCTGCTTGACCTACGAGCGCGACCAGAAGGTTGTCGGCTGGTCACGGCACGTTCTAGGGGGGCAGAGTGACGCGGGAACGGCCCAAACCAAGGTCGAGAGCGTTGCCGTCATACCGAACACGAACGGCACGGCTGACGAACTTTACATAGTTGTTCAGCGGTACATCAACGGCGCGACCCGCCGCTACATTGAGTATTTGAAACCTCACTGGGAAGAAAGTAACGACCCTGAAGACGCCTTCTTTGTCGATTGCGGGTTGAGCCTTGACGTACCGCTGACGATCACCGCCGCAACCGCCGCCGACCCGTGCGTGATTACGTCAGCGTCACACGGCGTCGATGGCGGCGACGATGTCCGAATTACTTTTGTCAAAGGGATGACGGAGTTGAACGGAGTCGCCTACATTGCGGGCGAGACAGCGACAAACACCTTGGAGTTGTTCAGCAACACCAAACAGAACACCACCATTTCAGCCGCGACAGCAGCGAACCCCCCAGTTATTACCGCCGCCGCACATGGTCTGTCAGATGGTGATGAAATCGGTATATTTGGTGTCGTCGGGATGACCGAGTTGAACGGGAAGGGTTTTACCGTAGCCAACAAAACCTCTGATACTTTTCAATTGTCGGGTATCACCGGAGCCGGATACACCTCCTACACCAGCGGGGGCGACCTTCGCCACGCCATCAACAGCACCGCATTCACCACCTACGTCTCTGGCGGCGAACTCAGAGAGCGGGCCACGGTTCTCTCCGGCCTCGACCACCTTGAAGGTGAGGTTGTGAAGGTGCTAACGGAAGGTTCTACTCACGCCGATAAAACTGTAACATCAGGTGCAATTACATTGGATAGGTCATCTGCCATAACTCATGTTGGTTTGGCCTATACGTCTGATTTTGAGACACTACGACAGGATGCCGGCGCCCGGGATGGTACGAGCCAAGGTAAGTTCATCCGCTTCCACCGCGTCATTATCAGGTTCCTTCAGACCCTTGGCGGGTTCATGGGGCCAGACACAGATAACCTCGACCGGCTGGTCCTCCGCGAAGGCGGTGACCCGATGGACACCGCCGTTCCGCTGTTCACAGGTGACCACGAGTTAGAGTGGGACGGTGAGTTGTCCACGGACGAACACTTTTTTTACCGGCAGACCGACCCCTTACCTGTTACCATTGAGGCAATCATGCCCCAGATGGAAACACAGGATAGATCATAATGTTTGAAGTTGTACCTTTCAAAGCAGAACACCTCGCCGCCATACAGTTACAATCCATGCAAGCGCACTTGAGTAATTGGGTCACGCTAGAGGAGGGTGTGGGGCTTGAGCAATCACCCGGCTACACGGCTTTCTCTGATGGTAAACCTATCGGCGCGGCGGGTGTTCTACCTTTGTGGATGGGCCGCGCAATGGCTTGGGCGTTTATCGCAAAGAGTACGCCCCAAGACTTCCTCAAGGGCCACCGTGTTGTTAAAAAATTCTTGGATGGTTGTCACATCAGGCGCATTGAAATGACCGTCGATTGCGATTTTCCAGCGGCGCACCGCTGGGCCAAAATGCTGGGCTTTGAAATGGAGTGCGAACGGATGAAGCATTACAGCCCTGACGGACGGGACTGTGCGCTATATGCGAGGATAACCCCGTGACAGAGGTAATCCGCATCACGTTTAAACAGGCTTTCGATGACCCCGACTTCACCACTCTGTTCGATGAGTATTGCGAAGAAAGCGCCATGAACGGTATGCCGCAACCTGTCTGCCAGCCAGCGATTTACCAACAGATTGAGGACGCCGGGATAATGCACGTTCTCGGTGCGTATGATGATGACCGCATGGTCGGCTTCCTGAACCTGTTAGTTAATACCCTGCCGCACTACGGTAAGTTGGTAGCCACCACCGAAAGTTATTTCGTAGGGTTTAAACACCGTAAAGGCGGTGCAGGGTTGATGCTGTTGCGGGAAGCTGAACGCTTGGCAACCACGCTGGGTGCGGTGGGTATACTGGTCAGTTCTCCGAACGGTAGCAAGCTGGCTGAAGTCATGCCGAAGGTTGGCTACACGGCGGCTAACCAAGTATTCTTCAGGTCACTACAATGACGGACTTAACCACCACACAAGGGGCTATCCCGGCGATGAGCGCAGACGCGCTTATGGCCGTGCGAGAGTTTGAGGCTGAAGCCCTTGCTCAACCTCAGTGTCAAGTGAAAACGCACCACGTTCTACACGGCGGGATTTACAGCCGTACTATGCAGATGCCCGCCAGTTCTGTGACCGTGGGCGCTTTGATTAAGATTGACACCACCGTAGTTACGAGCGGGCATTTAACGATTTACACCGGGGCGGGGAAGGTTGACCTTATCGGGCATACCGTCACGCCCGCCCGCGCAGGGCGTAAGCAGATTGTGTTCGCCCACCGGGACAGCGACTTCACGATGCTTTTTGCCACAGACGCCAAGACAGTCGAGGAAGCGGAAGCGGAGTTTACAGACGAGGTTGATATGTTGGGTTCCCATAATAACCCTGAGAACGATATTGTAGTGATAACAGGTAGATGATATGAGCGGCTATACCACAATCGCGCTTACCGTTATCGGAACCACGATGTCCGTTATCGGTCAGCTAAAGCAGGGTGCGGACGCAGAGAGAGCCGCGAACCGAAACGCTGGTGTGCTGTTCCAGAACGCCAACGCCGCACGGCTGGCGGCGAACGAGAACGCCAAACGCCAGAGACGGCTTGCTGGTAAACGCGCTGGTACGAACCGCGCCCTTGACCCTGATAAGATCGACTTGCTTGAGGACACGGCGCTTGAGGAGGAATTGGCTATTCAGTCTCTCGTCCACGCGGGCGAGGTCGAGGCCATAGGTTTTGAGAACCGGGCGCAGAGCGAAATCGCAAGAGGTAAGAACGCCAAGTCAAATTCCGTGTTCGGCGCTTTCTCGTCAATCCTAATGGGTGCGGCGAGTTTGGGTGCTGGCTCCGCTGATAAGGCGGGGTCTACTATCCAATTCAACCCCGGCAACTTCAACCCGGTTTCGGGCGGCGGCGGCACAGGCTCACCGTTGGTTCTTAGGACTTAAAGAATGGCAAAATTCACTTCATTCGACGCGCCACAAGGTGTAGCTGGCCCGACCAACAGCGGTATGGAAACCGCCGCGCACCAAGGCGGCGGCGGGCAAGCCCTAGCCAGTTTAGGGTCCGACATAGTAAAGTTCGGTGGTGTCCTCAGACAGCGCGAAGACAAACGCGCTATCACTTCAGCGCGGGCGTCCTTCTCTGAATTTCAGTTGGGCTTTGAGCAAGACGAAATTACGC